GTCCGAGATGCGCGTTACAGCGCATGAGGGACAATTCTGAGTCTGAAAAGGTTGAAATATCCAATGAGGCTCTTATCTCTCCAGAGAAGAGGCCTATTTTGTTGGATTGTGTTTACCAGATAGAGGTGCTTCACAACGGGCGGAGAGTCAAGCAAGGTACCGCTTTCTGCGGGCCTTATGGGTTCTACACTTCGCGTCATGTGCTTTATAATGACGATCGAACTTTGATGTTCGATTTGGTGGATGTGAAACTTGTGACCCGTGGGGGCGGACGGTATTCGATTGATCCTCTTACTCTAGTAACACCCAGGACAGAACAGCTCTCTCCCGGCCAGCGGAATGACTTTTGTAAATTTCGGACCACTGATATTGAGTTTAATAAGCAGGCGAATAAGACCAGAGTTCCTTTCCGGTCGCTGCTTAACTCAAAACGCAATGTGCGAATATTGCGTTATATTATTGGTTCTCCTGATCCCTGTGAAAGGGAAGGTGAGGTCTTGCGGGTTGATAGAGGGTCTGGAGTGTGCGAGTACACTTGTAACACGGTTAGCGCTGATTCTGGTGCGCCTGTGTTTGATGATGATGGTTACTGTGTTGGTATTCACACAGGTTTTAACAAATCATCAAATCGTAATGTGTTCGTGCTCTTCTATCCTGAAGGTCTCGTCTCCTGGTTCGTTCAATCTGAGCCAAAAAACTTGTGATCCCTCTGTATCGAGAATTGGTCGACGTTATTGATGGTGCTTTTGTTATTAAGCAAATCAACAGCGGTATACAGGGGGATTTTCAACCACCGGCCAATACGGAGTTGATTGAGTTTGCTCAGAAAGATGAGGAAAAAAGTGGCTTATCCGTGCCTTTTGGATATGCTCCTTCTGTTTCAACCGAAAGCTCTTTGAAAATGACTTTCGGAAGAATCTCATCTGTTATGAATGGACACCGGATGAAGGGGCCTGGGCCAGAAGTGGCGTTGCTCTTCGTTCAATTTTGCGTCCGTATATGATGGGAATCGTCAAGTCTTTTGATGATGTCTTGTCTCGGATTGACAAAACTACGTCTGCTGGATATCCTTGGAATCTTCGTTGGAAGAACAAGGGGGAAGCCTTGGAACATGGAATTGATATTTTTCGTTTCTTGGTTGACCAAATCCAAAAGACTGGAGCGATTGACTACCATTTTGAAGTCAGACCAGGGTTCGTTATTCACTTAGTGCATGTGTTTTATATCACTAGTGGAAAAGGCGAGCTCCGGACTGTTGACAAGCTTCTTGCGGAACGTGTGGAGGATAGGAAAACACGGACATTTATGCCTGGGTGTTTGCTTCTTCACATAGTTAGCTTGATGTTATATGGTGATCAAAATGATCAAATGCTGAATATGGCAGGTGAGAGGGAGTGGAGTGCTGTAGGAATGACACCTTGGTATGGTGGGTGGAATAGTATGGCTGAGTACATTACTTCTGGTTCTCTAGTAAATCCTCAGGATGTTAACGTCGTGTGCACTGATGTCAGGCATATGGAAGGCAGCTTAAATGACTGTGTCCAAACTGACATTAATGCTATGCGTAACGAAAATTTAGCCTGGGGTAATGAGTTAGATACTGCGACAGTCAATATGATGACGTGGTATCAGGAGCAGAGCACTCAGTTGTATATTATTGGGGTGAACGGTTGGCTATACTTCCGTACTTGTGTTAACCCGTCTGGAAAATTCACAACACTAACAGACAACACGATTGCTTTAATGCGTGTTGGTCTGTATGTGATTGCCACTCAGGTGAGTACAGTTGCAGAAGTGCTGGCTGAATACTCTCGTACACCAGCAAAAATGATGGGAGACGATTCTATTATTCAGTATCGGCCGTGGGTAGAACATTTGATTTCTCGAGCTCGTGATTTGGGCTTTGATTTGAAGTTTGAAGTTCCGATCTCACCGATACGTGATGCCGTCTTTCTCAATGCTGGGTTTCACTGGTCAGGCCTTATGTGGTATTTCCGACCAAACTATGACAAGATACGCGCGTCGATTTTCTTCCTTTGGAAATCGAGGAGTTGGCGTTTAGCGTATGTCAAAGTCTGTGCTTACAGGATGATGGTATTTCCTTTTGCTGAATACCGTCGAGAGGCAGATCGTCTTTTAAAGTATATCGTCGATAAACATGGCGATGAAATGAAGAACGAGCACTCGATGGATAGTAAGATCACCTATGTTTCAGCGCTTGCGTCGTTGATGAGTGATGAGGAGAACCATTTTCTGACCACAGGACTTGAGAGGCAGCGTGGAATTTTGACGCACTCTTTTCGTCCTGGATCAGATAGTGCGTTCATGGCCGAAGATTGGGGAGCCTTGCCTCGAGGAGGTAATTTGGCTCGCCTGCGGCCTGGGCGTGTGAATCTGTTTGACAGTTGGGTTGATTCGTGGAGGTCTGCAGACTTCGCGGTCATTGACTAGTTAATTTTCAGTTATCGGTGTAATTAGACTATCTGAAAATATTTCTAGGCCCTGGTCTGGATTACTGCTTTTGTGTCATTTGCTACTCTGTATTTTAGTTTGTCTGTGACTAGTAAGTTTGTATGCCTGTTTTCACTGTTTTGTTGACTAAGTGTTCTCAGTTGCGTTGGGTTGACAGTCGTTGGATCCCTTACATTGAGTTGTGTTGGTATTTGATTTTGGTTGTTTTG